ACTTTAATCATATTATTCCTCTATCATATATTCAATAAAATCTGCTGCTTGGTTTTGATCATGAAAATATTGCATAATAATTTTATCCATGTCATATACGTGTTGCATAAAAACTAGAATCTGTTTATTCTTATACACCGATACCTTGAGCATCCAATTCCCTCTGCGAACCAGAAAGAAAGAGATTAGGTTTGGTGATAGTTTTGCTTTCATCATAACAAGTATTTAGGGGAACCCGAAAGTCCCCCTGCTTGTTATGATTACTTGGTTGGTTTCGGTGCTTTACCGTTTACCCAATCCCAATCATCATCTGTCATTGGGATCCAGTTAGTCATAATCTTTTGAACCTGTCGGCTTTATGTTTTCTCATCATAAGAAGACCTTCATATAGCCCACTGGTTACATCCTTAAAGTGTTTCAGCAGCTTTGTCATATGAGTCCTCTTGTAAGAATTGTTTTTTACCTGCAGTCTTTACTTTAACTTTCTTTGGCTTTTGTTCTTCTGGAACTAAACGCTCCAAAGCGATCTTAAGCATACCATTGAATAGTTCTGCGTTCTTGACTTCAATGTGATCATCGATGGCAAACGCACGAGTAAACGCACGAGTAGCAATACCTTTGAACAAGAAGTTATCTTGTAGCGCATCAGTAGCTGCATCAACATTACCCTTGACAATCAACTTACCGCCATCAATCTCAACATCGATCTCAGACTCACCAAAACCAGCAACTGCGATTTCGATTGTGTATGAGTTCTCACTATTCTTACGAATATTATATGGTGGGTAGTTTGGAATGTTTTTAGTTAGATCAGCGTGCAAAGACTGTAACTGTTTTGCGTGATCTTCAAAGCCGACAAAGAATTTATCAAAGTCCTTAAATCCTGGACCAAATAATGTTAGATGTGTCATTGTCGTCCCCTTATTCTTTAGTGAATGCTTTCTTCGCATCAAAGGTATATGCGGACATACCCAAGGCAGTGAAGAAGTCATTATACGATTTAGCTACATTCTTCGCAAAGAAAGATTGTGCAGCAATAAAAGCATTGAGGGGTTTTTTGAGTTCTTCGTTTTTGACGTAGGTCTCAACGAATTTAGTTTTGATTCCTTGGAAGGAATCGATGGCTGTGTTAATGTTATTCAACATTGTTTTGCTCCTATTAAGCGAGTAGTAAAATTTATCTCCCCGAAGGCAAGATACTAAAATGCTGGTTACTGTTTCCAGCGATGACTTAACGTATCATCAGCTTTAATACGATTCGTAACTTAGCGGTCCTAAGGTGAATACTTTATGCAGCTGGTAGTTCAGCTGCAGCTGATGCTTTGTCAGCTGTTGCTTGTGCAGCAACAATTGCTTCAGCTTGTGGGTCGCCTTGTTGTTTAATTTTAACAACTAGATTAGCAACTTCCTCGAAAGGATGCTTACCCAACACTGCAAGAATCATGTTTACTTCATTAATTTCAAGTTCAAGTTTAATCATTTTGATTTTTTTCCTATGTTATATTTCGGTACTAATTCCCATTGTTCTTTCTCTTTGAAAGATACAACTTTAATTTGCGACAGAGATGCTTTCTGGTCGGCTTGGGAATTATTTAGGATCTTTAGCAGATCCCAATCCTGAAGCAAACCAGCTATCGCATTCCTACGCTCAATATCACCTGCAGTGATATTCGATTCTTTACCGTCCAAAGCAAATAGTTCTTTGAAGTGAACGATAAAATACCTACCCTGCTTATGCAGGATATGGCAAGATTGGTACAGTTTGTTTTCTTTCCTAGAAGCAATGCCAATGCGTGTCAAAGTTTCGCGAACCTTTAGAAAGTTATCAGGTTCAGGTAAACTCACTTCAAGCATGGACTCTGGCGTCCAGTCGTAATAAATCATTTCAACAGTCATGATTTTCCACCTTTGTATAATTTTCTTTTATCATAATCAAGTTCTCTTCAGACAACACTTTAAGTGCTTCTGCTGCTTTCTCACTTGAATACCCATAATACTCTTTAACAAGTTCAAGAGATTCAGTTGCAGCATCCTTTTTGGACCACTTACTAAACCTCTTCTTCCTTGTGATAATATTTAGGAAAAAGAAAAACTGCATATCCTTATCCAAACCAGCATGTTGATTCATCTGGTTAGCATAAAG